AACTACTCTTCTTCGCTTACCCCCTACTCTCTTCATTGCTTTAGTAATCGCTTAAACCACTCACACCACGACATGGGACCTAATGTGTTCAGGTGGGCCACTGGCCTCTTGCGCAAGAAGGAACAACCCATTCCTACAGTTGGGGATAGGGTTAGGACACTCTTTAGGGTAGATGGAATTAGTCCGACACAGGTACCGAACGCTTACGAGAATGCTTTGGCATCTATAGGGAACTTCATCAGTCCTGAAAAGCAGGTCGAGGTGAAGCAGGATGTCAACCGCGCCATTATAGGGGCAGCAGGTGGGTTGCTGAGGGTTGCTGGCGGTGTGGCTGTTAAAGCGGTCACAACTGTCGCATGCAATCTCCCGGTGGTAGCAGTGGCATCGATAGGTGTTGCGGTGGTGACCTGTGCCGTTAGGCATCATCATCATAACAAATACCACGTAACCAGGGAGGAAGACATTGTATTTAGTGGGGTGGTAGAGGAGACTAATGGATACGATAGGGCCCTGGTGGTCTCAGTTGAGGATAATGGGGTGGTTGAACGCCCCTTTGACTTAGGTGACGAACCAGGGGAATTAGTGGACATGGTGACCACAGACACGTATACGGCACAGGTTGGAGACGCCCAGGTGGTTCGCAAGCGTAAAACCAAGAAACGTCGGGAGGTTTCATCGGTCTGGTCGCTGTGTCGGCAGATCGTTGTAGCCCATGTCGGCATTTTGAGTGATACGCCTGCAAATCGGCTGGTAGTGCAACGCATTATATTGGACCACCTTCGTGAGACGAAGGTCAGACCGTTCGATGTGGTGCGCATCTTGCCTGTAGCAGTTGAATTGTGTTTCGTGCCGTTAGATAGCGAGATCATGAGTAGGAAAGTTAAGGTTAGTTTAGCAGCCTATCGCAAGGCAATGGAATTAGCTAATGTAGGACCTAGCCGAACGTTGGCGCAGCGATTGTTGGGGTTGCCGAGAGGGTGGATGGACAGACTTATGGGTCTAAAAGTTCCATCACACCTCGGGGTCCCCGACATCTAGGGCTGCCTACGTGTTATTGAAGGCTTCACATCTCCCACGCCTATCCGATGTGAAGTGCCTGAGATTTCAGTATCCGAGGTAGTAACACCAGAGAAGATTAGGAATATGTATAGATATGCTGGGATTGGGATTGCACGCCGATTTGGTGTGCACAACAATTCACTGCATAACGTGCACCGAGGGTTAGTGGAGAGGGTATTCCGGGTGGAGAGGGCTGGCACCCTAGTCCCACCACCTTATCCATGCAACCCTGGATGTTTTAAGGACAGGCTGTCCAAATTTGCAAGCCTCCTCAAACCTACCCCCCTCCGTCCTTTGACCGATGAGGAGTTCCTCAATCGGTATCAAGGTCGCAAGAGGTTGGTTTATGAGGCGGCCGCTGCGAGTTTGCAAGTTTCGCGACTGACCGAGCGAGACAGCTACCTTAGCACATTCGTGAAAGCGGAAAAGCTCGATTTAACCGCCAAGCCGGACCCAGCCCCTAGGGTAATTCAACCGCGAGCCCCTAGGTTCAATGTAGCGTTAGGTAAATATATATCCCATCAGGAAAAACGACTTTTTAAATGGATAGACAAAATTTTCGGAAAACCCACAGTAATGAAAGGTAGGAATTGCCTCGAGACGGGTGCCATTTTCAAATCCCAATGGGATTTGTTTAATGACCCGGTAGCAGTGGGCATGGACGCTAGTAGATTTGATCAGCATGTCAGTGATTTGGCCCTTAAGTGGGAACACAGCCAATGGCTTAAGTTCATTCCCAAGGCTCATCGGAAAGCACTTAAGAGATTGTTGGCTATGCAAATCACCAACAGGGGGGTAGCTAGAACTCAGGGTGGTAGCATTAGATACACGTGCGTTGGTAGACGCATGTCGGGTGATATGAACACTAGTAGTGGGAATATTATCCTAATGTGTGCAATGATTTATGCGTTCCTTGTGGAGCAGGGGTTGTCCACTAAGTCCTTCTGGGTTGCCAACAATGGGGATGACTCTGTGGTGGTTGTAGAGCGTAAAAACCTACACATCATGGAAGCTTTGCCCGGATGGTTCCTTGATATGGGCTTCACCATGAAGGTGGAAGAACCTGTCTACTTCTTGGAGGCCATTGAATTCTGCCAGACTCACCCATGTTTCACCGATAGGGGATGGACTATGGTTAGGGACCCGCTACGCGCAATGGCCAAAGACCTCACTGCCAACTGCGACATCACCCACCCCAAACATCGTGCAACATGGTTGCATGCTGTGCGTGAGGGCGGTTTAGCGTTGACAGACGGGGTGCCTGTTTGGCCACGTTTCTACGAATGTTTTGTAGGTCAGCCATCTAGTAAGCGTAACAATGTAGATGACCACATGGATAACACTGGGTTTAAGAGATTGAGTGCAGGATTGTCCTACAAGGCTGTACCCATTTCAGACGAAGCCCGGTGCTCATTTTATTTTGCTTTTGGGATAACACCAGACGAACAGTTAGCTCTAGAGGCCGAGTTTGCTAGATTTAGGTTCAACGTTAGTGATAGACCGGAGGGTAGGTGGAATCACGCAGCGGAACCGCAGTTACCTGGGGGCCTCTAATGATTTATCCATATCATTAGTCCAGGTAGCGCGCACACACATAGGGAAACCATATATCAGTTGGACGATTTGAATAACCGCATCAGCAGTGAGCGATTCTCGGTTTCCTACATCAAGGACCGAGATTCGTCTGCGCCGCTGACGATTACTCGAAAATTTCAACTGATAAAATTTCATAAAAGTAAAAATTAGTTACGTCACCAACCAAAATGCAGATGGTACTAGCCCCAGAAATGGCAATAGTACCTAAGAAGAAGATGAACAAAGGAACATTACGTAGGATAGCGAACACCAGCAACTTGTTGACCTATACTGACACCCCGGCCGCTAGGCAGGTGGTGGTTAAGAATAGGCCACCCGTTGTTAGAACTGGCAATAATGCCACTCGCATCACTGGACACGAACAGATAGCAACGGTGAATGGATCAATAGGATTCACGAGTACCAAGTATCAGGTTAACCCAGGGTTAGGGTTTTATACATGGCTTAGTAGTCGGGCTGTCGGTTGGGAGAAATACAAACTCATTAAATTTGAGGTCATGTATGTCCCTGCCGAGGCCAACACAACCACACCTGGTAGCGTGTATTTAGTGGCAGACTACGACCCGACCGATCCACCCCCCTCCTCATTGCAGGCTTTGAGCACCTACGAATCCCAGGTTAATGGGCGGGTGTACAACGCTTTGACGTTGTCACTGTCTACTAAGCGGATGTTCGATGGGGTTCAGACCAAGTATGTGAGAGAAGGACCAGTGGCCTCGGCGTTGTCATTGTATGACGCTGCTAGTTACACGTTCGCCACCATTAGCTGTAGTGATAGTGCTCCCATTGGGCAGTTGTGGGTCAGTTATGTGGTGGATTTGATTTCTCCGCAGACTGAGTCAGCACTACCCATTTCTCCATCTTATTCTTTCTTTACCAAACCTGAGCTCCAAGATCAACGTCTCACGTGGGCCACTCTTGAAACCATCACGTTCCCCGATGTGGTGGTTAATGGGTCCGGGATTGCGTATGCTGATGGTGTGTTTACACTGCCCAAGGCCAATTGGCATATTACTGGGCAGGTGAACCTCCATTCGTATACCACCTCGCCATCTAGGGTGATTCCCACGGTGGACGGGCAGGGCCTCAATGCAATAGAAACACAATTTAACGGTGGTGTTTCCTATTTCCTTGCGGTTCCTGTCATAGCATATGTTAGTAGCAATGGTAAGACACAGTTTAGGGTAGACTGTTTTGCTGGGGCCGGAGTAGATCCCGGAAACCAGGATTGGACAGACGTTATAGCATCCGGCACAGTTTTAGCTTTTAGGGTAGTTTAGACCTCTAAGGGAGCGTGAACCCTTGATGGGCAGTGAAGTCCGAAACACGTAACACAGGGAACTGGTACCCTTGATAGTCAGATAAGACTGAAACCAGGAACCAGTCGCGCGCATTGTGCCCGTGGTGATTGGAATGGTAACCCGGTGTTGTAACGACTGCGCATACAACACCACCCCTACTGGTGAGTACCTGAGTCTGTGGCCAACCACGCTCGTCTGTGCATCCTTGCATAATGGTACCGGGGGCTACATTACACCTTTCGATTAGTAGGTACAATGAACTTCATACCAAGAACCCGGAACCACAATCCGGGGGAGGGCGGTAGTGAAGACTTATCTCAGAA